AATTCAGTCCATGAAAGCTATTACTCAAGACATCAACTAGATCCAAGAGATGCTAAAAAGAATGCAACCAGGTTTGTAGCTGGTCAAAAACTAGAGTATTTAGGTGTTATTTCTAACAAAATGAAGTCATGTACTATGAATTTTAATAGTTTAGCTGGCATACCGAATGGCACTGAGTTCTTCAATATATTAAAGATAGATTATGAACAGGAGTTTAACGATGCCATGAAAGCAACAAAGCAGCACCAATCTTTAATATGGGATGTCATCATAGATAATAAACCAGCAACACATAAAAGAATGGACTCATATAGAGAAGCTCTGGATTTATTAATTAGCTTTTGGAGGATGTAACAATTTTAAATTCTCATAAAAAAACGGATTACGAAAAAAGATACAATACTTGGACTGGTATTATTAGAATGAGAGTGACAGATGCTAAAAAAAGAGCATTAAAAAAGAAGTTAGATTTTAATATAGATGTTGAATACTTAATTAAAAAGTTAATCGAAACAAATTATACTTGTCCATATTTAGGTGTTAAATTTGAGAAAAAAAATAGCGATTATGTATTATCAATAGATAGAATTGATCCAACAAAGGGTTATGTTAAAGGTAACATTGAAATAACATCTAGGTTAGCAAATACTATGAAAAATAAGGCTACAAACAGTCAATTAATTAAATTTGCTGAAAACACATTAAAGATTAAAAAAGAAAATAATAAAACAAGCAACAAAATTTCAGATTTTTTAACTACTAAACAAGTAGCAGAAGAATATCCTAATTATTCTATAAACTCTTTGGTGCATTTTAGAAATACTAAAAGACCTCAATTTCCTTATTATAAGTTTGGAAGAAAGATTTTTTACAAAAGAGAAGATATAGAATATGTAATGTTTAAACAAAATGATAAATAAATATTCCCATTTGTTCCCATTTTATAACTTGCATAGTTAATATAGATTAGATTGTAAGATCGAGAAGTCGGTCAAAAATCCGTACAATTTATTATGAAAGCAGAGGAAGAACTCTGGCTTAACATATTGGTTCGAGGTTTATGCGATAGCCTGGGCCTTACACATCCAAACTTTGATATATCAGAATGGAAAGTCATTAAAGAAGCAAAAGAATGGTTAGGTTCAGAGGATTTTAAAACTATTTGTGGATACTTGAAACTTGAACCTAATTATATATTGAAACTTCATGGCAAAATCAAAAAAACAAAAAAGTCTGATACCGACAGAATATACAACGCACTCTACGTTAGGATTAGACGACTCAAATCTGACTACGACTATATTCTTAGCAGATGATAATGGTAATCCAATAGTCCTTATCAGGTTCGCAGACTTTGATAGTAAGGAACAAGCTAAAGATTTCGTCTCAGTATTTAAAGAACATAAAAATTTCACAGAATTAGGACTTGATCCTATGAATACAACAATACATTAAACATCATGGCAGCACATTCAAAATATTCAAAAGAACTAGTAGACACAGTGTTACAAGAACTTGCAGTAGGTAAGTCTATCAGAGAAGCATTAAAGACAGTCAATATATCCTGGGAGATATGGAGACAATGGTTGAATAAGAAAACTGGTTTGAGAGAAAGTTATAACCAGGCTAAAGAAGATGGTATTGAATACTCAATGGCAGATGTAGACCAAGTAGCTAAAGATGCAGTGAAGAAGTCAGCAAACTCTAAAATGGATATGGCTAATGTGAAAGCTATCGATACGTTTATTAAACATAAACAATGGATGGCAAGTAAGCTCGCTGCGAGGAGATATGGTGATCGACAGTCCTTAGAGATAGGAAACATGAAAGATAAACCATTCTCTGTAAAATGGGATAAGTAGGAGGACACAATGGAATTTATGAAAGACAAATGGAACAATCTAAACAAGAGAGGTAAGATCATTGTTTGTGTTGTTGCAGTCATTGTAGTAGTAGCATTAGTTCAAAACATATAGGTAAATAGAGATGTATTTGTCTATTTTATGCTACAAATTTGTGTGTTTAGTAGACAAAATAGTGTTTGGATTGATTGACAGAGGGAAGGAAAGTGTTGAGTTTGTTAAGAGTATTAGCAAAAAGCTCTATGGTTGCACAGAAGTCCTCGTAAGAAAATTTTGTTCGTATTTTGTTCGTAAATGGCAAAAAAATTAATGTTTATTGGTCATTGTCTGCACATATAACTGTAAAAGTATTGATAAACCTAGCTTAGCACATCACTAAATGTGGTTTGCTCTGTATTTTCCAGGATTTTACTAGATTTTGGGCCATAAATTATTTCTGACCACCCCCATCGAGTCGTAGTCATTGCAATAGGAAGTGATTTCAACCCACAACAAAATTCTCTAAAGCTCTGGTGCTGATGAGATGAATCGAACATCCGACTTCTATCTTACCAAGATAGCACTCTACCACTGAGTTACACCAGCATAGCTGATTTATAGCATGATTGATTTTACTTTGAACAAAAAAGATGTGCCTGAGGGCAAATTATATAGCGAATTTACTATCCTGAACTGGGATAGAAAGAAAGAAATGCAGCACCGAGTCTGTTTATACTGCGATGCTTGGGGAACATTTGGTATTCAAGCGAAAGACGCATACAGACAGTATTATTTCTTGTGTGGAGATCATTATTCAAATGAAAAAACAGAAAAAAAATAAAGGAATTGATGTCTTTGCCTTAATGGTCAAACACATGAACGAAAAGACACCCATCAAACCGAACTCAGGTCGTGGAGTCGTCACCGATAGCACAGTTTCTAGGATACAAGATATTTACAAGGGGGATAAGAAAGAGAATGAATGAAATTAAAAATATTAGACCTCTTTTCAGGTATAGGGGGTTTTAGTTTAGGGTTAGAATCAACAGGACATTTTGAGACTGCTGCATTCTGTGAAATAGAACCATACTGTCAAAAAGTTTTAAAGAAACATTGGCCTAATGTTCCAATTTTTGATGACATTCGCAAGTTGAAAGGAAAAGATATTGGAGCAATCGACATTATTACAGGGGGATATCCCTGTCAGCCCTTCTCCGTTGCTGGAAAACAAAAAGCTGAGCAAGATCCGAGACACCTCTGGCCAGAGTATTTTAGACTTATCAAAGAACTCCGACCAACTTGGGTTATTGGAGAGAATGTTAGTGGGCATATTAAACTCGGTCTCGACTCCGTACTTGAGGACTTGGCGAGTGAAGGTTACTCCACGAGGACATTTAGTATTTCAGCTTCTAGCATCGGTGCAAACCACAAAAGAGAACGAGTCTGGACTGTGGCCAACACCAACGAGGAGAGAGTATTTTCCTCCAAGATTGCCAGAGACAATGGCAAAGACAAACAGAAATCCAATGACGAACACATTAGGAGATGCAGTACAGCATTCGGAAGGAAAGTCTTACAAGGAAACTGGTCAGTTGAACCCAGAGTGGGTAGAGTGGCTCATGGGATACCCAAAAGGGTGGACAGACTTAAAACCCTCGGAAACTCCGTAGTACCTCACATACCCTATTACATTGGTCAAGCGATTGTAGAAAGTTATCAATGAAGATAACTATTCCCTATAAACCTCGACCATTACAGAAAGAGATACATAAGAACCTCAAAAGGTTCAATGTCCTGGTTTGTCATCGTAGATTTGGAAAAACTGTTTTAACAGTCAATGAGATCATTAAGAAGTGTTTACAAAACAAACTTCCTAGACCTCGCTATTATTATATAGCTCCTACTTACAGTATGGCTAAAAGAATAGCCTGGGATTATTTGAAATATTACACCTCGGTTTTACCGAAGATGGAATATCACGAGACAGAACTACGAGCTGATCTTCCTAATGGTGGAAGAATACAATTACTGGGTTGTGAAAGACCACAAACCCTAAAAGGATTGTATATGGATGGTGTGGTTTTGGATGAGGTAGCACAAATGCCTCCCAAAATGTGGACTGAAGTTATTAGACCAGCATTATCCGATCGTAAAGGCTTTATGGTGGCGATTGGAACACCCCAAGGACATAATTCCTTCTTTGAACTCTATAATCATGGACTTCATGATGAGAATTGGTACGCACAAAGTTTTAAAGCTAGTGAAACAAAGATTGTTGATGAAGAAGAACTAGCAGAAGCAAAAAAACTAATGCCTCCTGAGATATACGAGGCAGAATATGAATGTAGTTTTGAGAGTTCTGCAATCGGAGCTATTTACTCACAATCATTAGCGAAAGCAGATAACGAAGGTCGTATTACCAAAGTTCCTTATGACTCTACTGTCAAAGTAGATACTTATTGGGATCTAGGGATGCGAGATAAGACTGCGATATGGTTTGTGCAGCAAAAAGGCTCTGCTATCCACCTTATAGACTACTTTGAAGATAGTGGCGAAAGTTTAGAGTATTATGCCTCGGTTCTTGATGAAAGAGGATATATATACGATACCCATTACCTACCCCATGATGCGAATGTTCGTGAGATAGGAACTGGTAAATCAAGATTAGAAATAGCTCAATCACTAGGATTAGTGACAAGCATTGTACCGAAGATGTCGATTGAAGATGGTATCAATGCTACCAGAATGACACTAGGGCGATGTTGGTTTGATTATGAAAAAACCAAAGATGGACTAGACGCATTAAGACAATATCGATGGGCAGTCACCGATAAAGGCGAAACAAAGAATAGACCTTTACACGATTGGACTTCTCACGCAGCAGACTCATTTCGATATGTATGCACAGGATTACAAGAAACAAAAAATTGGTCATCAAGGATTGAATATCCACGATTAGGAATAGTATGAAATTAACAAAAGACAGATTAAAATCACTTATAGGACAAGAGATTACAAACTCTTTAGGCTTTTATGGTGGTCAGTTATCAGAACAAAGACGCAATGCGTTAAAGT